GAATTAATAGCAGAAAAGCTAGGTATAAAAGAAAAAGTATCACGTCGTATAACTGCTGCAATTATTTTTAAGCTGAAAGGCACTAAAGGAATAATAGTAATAGACGAAGCTCAGCACCTTAAAGCAAAGGTAGTAAACCATCTAAGAAGCATAGTAGATGCAACTGAGGATGAAGACACAGGCGAACGCATCGGGATGGCTCTTATAGGAAATGACGAGATATTTTTTGAGCTAAAAGTTAAACAGGCTGCCACTTATAGCCAAGTTTCCGACAGGATAACTTATTGGGAGCACCTTGTAGCAAAGGAAGTTAAAAAAGAAGATATAGACCTTATATTTACAGAGGCAAGTCTAGCTAAAGAAGCACTAGAACTTATGTATAAAATAAGCACAAACGTATCTATAAGAAAAGCTGTACAAGTATTTACAAACACGTTAATACTTTTTGATATAGGAGATTATAAAGATTTAACCCCTGCCCACCTAGCCACCGTTGCTAAACAAATGAAAATTAAAGCTGTGATGTAGGTGGTATCTGATGAGGCTAAAATTTAGATATACCTTATGTATCATCATCATACTATCTTCAATTTTGATAACACCCTGGACAATTAAAAACGCTTATATAACAAGAGGCTATGGAGCAATAGGTGGTGAGTATCTTCTAATACCATTTGCTCTGGTAATAGTAATGGTTATATTAGCAATTGCCAAAGATTTAGATAACTACAAAATTTATAAGGAAATTGATATAGAGGAGGAATTATCGTATGACACAAAAAACCACATTTGAACTTAAAACATGGGATGACGTAGACATTTGCCTAAGAGAAATAGCTGAGTGTGAAATATCCTTAAATGATATTGATGGAAATATGAACATAGCGATTAACGAGGCAAAAGAAAAGGCTTCAAAGCTTGCCAAACCAATACAGGCTAGAATTGAAACCCTAGAAAAACTAATTAAGAGCTTTGTACAAGAAAATAAGTCTGATATTCAAGGTAAGTCAAAGGTTTTAAACTTTGGAAAAGTAGGTTTTAGGCAAAGCAGTAAAGTATCCATTCCTACAAAACAGATAGAAACAATACTTAAAAACTTGCGTAAACATGGTATGTCAGACTGTATTTCAACAAAAGAAACTATAAACAAAGAAGTGTTGGAAAAATATCCAGACAAAGATATTGTAAAAATCGGAGCTTCACGCAAAGTAAAAGATAATTTTTATATGGAAACAGACAAAGAAAAGGTTAGGAGGTAAAGCCTATGCAAAAAATGTCAGATGCCCAAAGGCGTAAAATTTTTAAACTGAGAAATGAAAAGGGCTTAGATGATGATATGTTACGTTCTTACATATATTCTCTGGTCGGAAAATCAAGTTTAAAAGAGTTAACAATAAGGGAGGCAATAAAAGTCATAGATGCCTTAAATGATAAGAAGCAAAATTCTGTAGGCATGATAAGTAATAAGCAGCAAAAATATATAGAAGGACTTGCTATAGAATATGGCTGGGTAAACGAAAATAAAAAAGCCGATATGCAACGCATTAATAAGTGGCTAGAAAAAAGATATGGTGTTAGTTCAATCATATGGCTAACCTCAAAACTAGCCTCAGATGCAATAGAAGGTTTAAAAGCAATGATAGCACGTGAAAAAAAGAAGGCAGTGTAATTCGTCTACGGAAGGAGCAGTAAGTATATGGGAAACAAAGTAATATCGAAAGAAAGATGGGAATTTGCTATAGCAGGGCTCACAGCGTCTTCCCCAATAATAGCCCAAATTTTGAAACATGATAATTTAAAAGACCACGGTAAAGAGCATAGCGAAGAATTTATAGCAGATATAGAGCTTGCAATAGCCGCTATGAAATATGTAGCCGAGTTTGCTACAGATAAAGTAATATTTGTGCCACTCGAAGATACAGACTATGAAGCCGCTTTAAAAAAATTAAAAGATATGGGGGTGATTTGATGGAAACAACTCACTACATAAGCTATAAAGAAACCATAACCCCCATACAAGTCACAAATATAGAAGGACGCTTAACAACCCTGCTATCAGAGTTAGCCCCCATTTTTCCCGAAATACGAACACCTATTAGAACCATGGAACTAGCCAACCTAGATTTTATCTGGGACGGCAATACTATAACCGTCACAGATAGATATCCTGCTGACCTAACCCCAACCGAGCTAGATTACTTACACCGTATCACCCAAGCCGAGGCTGGAGGTGAGGATATAATGGGGCGTATCTTGGTAGTAAATGTGATAATGAATAGGCTAAAAAGTACATCACGTGATTTTAAAAATGTTAATACAATCAAAGAAGTAATAAAGCAGCCAAAGCAGTTTGAACCCATGAGAAACGGAGCATTTAAGCGAGCTATACCATCTAAAGGCACAATAGAAGCGGTAAAGCGAGCTTTGGAAGGTGAAGATTACTCACAGGGAGCATTATTTTTTAGGTCTATAAGGGGGCTTAAAGGAAGCTGGCATAAGGAAAATTTAAGGCATTTGTTTACGCATGGAAATCACGCTTTTTTTATACCATAATTATAGTCGGTTGGTGAGAACACTTAATACATATAAATTTGTTACTGTAATTAAGTGTTCTCACTATAGTATTAATTTATGAAAGGCGGTTGTAGGCTATGAAAATAACAGATATGATAACAAAGCAAGATTTAGGTGAGCCATACAATCGCCTTTTAGATTTTTTGGAATTAGAGGATATTGTAAGGCTTGAGCAAATATATGGTGGACAGCAAATGCAATTTAACCGTAAATGTACCGATATAAAAAAAGAGTATCCTGAGCTTTATACCTTTGGAGAAAAGAAGGCTAGAAAACTTATAAGAACACTTGGAGATATGAGAGTTTACTTCCCTTCTTTAAAGAAATCGGCACAAGACAAAATAAAAAACCTGATTATAAGAGAGTTTAATGGCTATAACTACAACCAATTAGCAAGAAAGTATGGGTATACCGAGCGAAACATAAGATACATTTTACAGGGGCGAGCGAAATGTTCACCTATAGACGAAAATCAAATTACATTAGCAGAGCTACTTTCAAACTAAAGCCGTTGAAATTTTCAACCCCTAAATAATTACTCAACTGGTAAGATATTAGTAATAAGTGAGAAATCACCATTTACTAATATCTTTTTTGTTGTTTATAGCGTATTTAGGAGGATTTTATCAATGGCTAGAAAGAAGATTTTTATAGACGCAGGGCATAATAACAGCAGCTTTAATACAGGAGCTGTAGGCAATGGTATGAGAGAGCAGGATATAACTTATGAAGTATCTAAAAACCTACATTACATATTAAGAAATGACTTTGAAATTATGCTTAGCCGCCCTACAAAAGAAACTAACTTAGGTCGTGATAATAACAGCTCAATTAATGCACGCTGGCAAGCTAGTAATAACTGGGGTGCTGATTATTTTATCTCTATACATGTAAACGCAGCTGGTGGTACAGGGGCAGAAACCTTTTACTGGGGGCACGAGGCTAAAAAATTTGCATTAACCATACAAGAAACCTATGCAAAAGCAATGGCACTGAGAAGTAGAAGAACAGAAGCTACTGACCGCTTTGGGGTAATAAGGCAAACTAACTGCCCTGCTATACTGCTGGAGCTTGCTTTTATAGATGCACCTCTACATAAGCCTGATATAGATATATTGAGATACAAAAGGTATGAGATGGCACAAGCGATAGCCAAAGGCATTTATAAGTATTTCAAAATGGCACCTAGTAAAGAATTTATTGAAAATTTAATTGAAGATACTGGTACTTGCGACTATATACTACCTTATAGCTCGGAAAGTTATTTCAAGCCTATAGGTACAGTAAATTTAAAGTACCGTGGAAAAGTGTACAACATAAAAGCAGATAAAATAAATGACCGTTTTGTAACAACTATAGGTGAGCTATCAAAAGTTTTTGGTCATATAGAAATACCCATAAGAGAAATTTTAGAGCAAGCTGGAGTTAATGTAGCTTGGGAAGAGGAAAGCAGAACAATAACTGTAAATTAATAGGTTAAAGGCTTTAAAGGGAGGTGTTATAAGTGGAATTTACAGCATTACTAGGATTTATTGCTGAGATTGGTTTAATGCCAGCCTTAATTGGAGCTTTTGCATATTATTTTTTTAAACGTGAGAAAAAGCGTGAAGAATACCTTGCAGAACGTGATAAAGAGTGGTCAAAAACTCTTGATAAAAATAATGAAACAGCATACCAAGGTTCACAAGAGCTTATGAAAGTGCTATTGGCAGAAGGCTCACGCCGTGAAGAGTTAATGAGGCAAGAATCACAAAAGCGAGAAGACATAATCCGTCAAGAAGCTGAAAAAAGAGAAAATATGCTAATGCATACAATAAATGGTTTTAGTAACAACATGGAAAAGCTTTCAAATTCGCTTATTAATATGGATAAAACCCTAGTGCAGATAGATGTAAGGTTAACCAACATGGAAAATAACCAAAAGGGGGCACGGCATTGAATAATATCAGCGTAGCTAAAGCAAAGTCCCTTCGAGGGGATATTATAAAAAATTTATATATTATTTATGATGTGTCTATACCCATAAGCAAGGTTAGCAACTTACTTCGTTATAAAAGTTTTTATTCTAAGGAAGAAATCCAAAAGGCAATTAGCTATCTATCGGGAGAAGAAAAAGAGTTTGTTACAGTAGAAATAAATGAAAAAGACCAGTGGGCTTCTTTTGTAAGGCTAACACCCAAAGGTGTAAATTTGGCAGAGGGTGATATTACAGATATAGGGGTGATATTTAATGAGTAGATTATTGAAAGTGTCAAATGAAAAAATATTAAGAGGTCTTATATTAGAAATATGTGAGCAATCAGGAGCAACTGGTGCAAGTATAGAGCTTATACAAGTAGCACTAAAATATCATATCCAATCTATTACCAAGGAAGAAGTCTTAAATACTTGTAAATATCTTGAAGGCAAAAACCTTATTACGATGAATCATACAGAGAATGAAAGATTAAAGATTAGCCGTGACATTGTATATCTATCTTCTAAAGGTCAAGACTTACTGGACGGTACAATTACAGTAGACGGCATACAGTTAGTTGGTGATTAGAAATGTCTAAAAATCGTAGCCATGGTAAAATTAATAAGTTACCACCTGAAATAAAAAAGGCAGTAGAAAATAAGCTGCTGGAGGGATATACATATCAACAGATATCTGACCATCTAAAGAGCTTGAACCATGATGTGCACTACTCTAGTGTCCACCGTTATGGTAAACACTTTCTAAAACAGTTTGAGAATGTAAGGATGGCAAAGGAATTTGCCCAGCTATTATCAGAGGATAATGCTGAACGCCCTACTACAGAGCTACATGAGGCAAACAATGCTCTTATAAGTCAAATAATAATGGAAGTGCTAGTAGATAAGGATAAGCCGGTGGAGGCAAAGCTCAAATCTTACAAAGCAATAGCAGAACTGCAAACAGCTCAAGTGCAAAATGAGAAACTCAAAATTACCTCCAGAAAGGAAGCCGGCAACGTAAGAGTAGCTATGAATATCTTGAAGGAACGTATGTTTAAAGAAATTCAAGATAAGCACCCAGAGGTGGTTAATATAATGATAAAAATTGCAGATGAGATAACTGCTGAAACAGGATAATGAGCATAAAAATAACCCACACCTTAGCTAGGAGGGAGTTTCTTTGAAACTCAGTTTAAGGTAAAAAAATGTATTTGTCAAATCTAATTTTTTTGATATGCCATTTAAAGCCCCGCATACGCCCATGCAGTGTTATATGACTTAAAGGGTATTATCCCACTAAAAAAATTTTGTAAACGAAAGTAAACGGCTTGTAAATACTAAATAAATAGTAGTCTGCAATCATGTTAATAACAATTGTAGAATATTTTTCCATGCTCATTATAAGAGTAAACAAAAACAGGAAGTGAAGCTATGAGTAAAAGTTGGAAAGAAGAATGTAACAAATTATTTTTTGATACCGGGTTGTCAATAAAAGAAATTAATGAACGCTTGGGAGTTTCAAAGGTAAGTATCTCTAAGCATCTTAATTCTAATCCGGATTATAAACATGAGCGGCTACGACGTAAAGAGCAAAACAGTGATAGAAAAAGGTATTATAGAGAATACAAAAAAGAATATCGAAAAGAAAAAAAGGCGAATGAACTAAAAAATACGGCATTTAAAATCAATTACAATGTTGATGCCCAAGACATAAAAAAAGAGCAAAGGATGGCAGCCATAATTTTAAGCAGGGAGAGGTTTTTTAAATGAGTAGTATTTTTACTGAATTTAAGCAACATGTAGAAAATGCTCAAAACCCTAATGCTGATAAATATAAGATTGCTTGTGAAGATTTTTGGGAGTATTGCAAGTTGATAACTCCCAAGTTTTTCAAAGAAAGTCGCCCTCATTTAAAAATTATTGCTAATACCTTACAAGCTCTTTACGAAGGACGTATAAGAAAGTTTACACTAGAATCACCATGGCAAATATATAGCCAAAACGAGATTAAAGACGTATTTTCTGGTTTGGATAGTGAGGATTACATCGTCTGTAAAAAATTAATTATGAATGTGCCTCCAAGGCATGGTAAAACATATACTTTATCGCTATTTAGCCAATGGGTTCTTGGCACAGACAACGAAAATATAATAATTACCTCGTCTTATAATGAAACATTAGCTACAAGATTTTCTTCTAATGTTAGAGATGGTATAGACGCAACAAAGATGGATGAAAAATGGAGTATATTTTCTGATGTTTTCCCAACAACAAAAATAAAACGTGGAGATGGAGCTAAACAAATATGGTCTTTGGAAGGCTCTTTTTTAAGTTACCTAGGTACAAGTTTTGGGGGTACTATCACAGGTATTGGTTGTAGCATTGGTATTATTGATGATCCTATTAAAAACGTTGAAGAAGCCTATAATGACAATGTACTGGAAAAACAATGGCAATGGTATACAGATACTTATTTATCACGTCTTGAAGAGGATGCAATAGAAATCCTTAACTTTACTAGATGGGCAACAAAAGACCTATGTGGCAAAATCTTAGATAGCGAAGAAGCGGCAGAATGGTATGAGCTAAAAATGAAAGCTCATAACCCAGAAACTAATACGATGCTCTGCCCAGAAATATTAAGCTTTAAGTCCTATAAAAGAAAAACACGCTTGATGTCTCCTGATATTGCTGAGGCTAACTATCAACAAGAGCCAGTGGACGTACAAGGTAAGCTTTATACAACGCTAAAGACATATACAGAGTTACCTAGAGACGATAGCGGAAGATTACTATACGACAGAATTATCAATTACACGGATACAGCTGATGAAGGTGATGACTTCCTTTGCTCTATTAATGCTATAGAATACCAAGGTGAGGCTTTTATTATAAATGTCCTTTACACAGATAAACCAATGGCAGAAACAGAGCCAAAGGTTGCAAAGATGCTCACGGATGATAATGTCAATGACGCTGATATAGAAAGTAATAACGGTGGAGCTGGGTTTGCAAGAAATGTTAAGCGGATAATGTGGGAAAATTACGGTACTCGACAAACTATAATAAACTCGTTCTACCAGTCGAAAAATAAGCAGTCCAGGATACGCTCCAGTAGTAGCTATGTTATGGAACATGTTTATTTTCCTGTAAATTGGAATAATCGCTGGCTAGATTTTTATAAAGCACTTATAACCTATAAAGCAAAAGGTAAAAACAAACATGATGATGCTCCGGATGCTTTGACTGGGATTGCTGAAATGCTAGGCACACAAGCTGAAATTGAATTTCTAACATAAAGGTGGTGACTAGATGACCAACAACATGAAAGCCATACAAGCAAAGATTAAAGAAAATAACTTTAATATAGATTCTGATATTATCCTAGAAATGATAGCAGAACACGACACTGCTACTATGTTAGAGGGTGTTCGTTACTATAGAAGTAAGAGCGATATTGTAAACCGTGAAATGTACTTTTATAATAGCAAACAACAGCGAGTTGTGGACGAGACAAAAGAAAATCACAAACTTATAAATAACTGGCATAAATTGCTTGTAGACCAAAAAGTATCTTATCTTGTAGGTAAACCGATGAGCTTTAGCACTAGCGACAGTACCAATAAAGACAAGCAAGAATTTTCTAGCAAAATAGAGTTGTTACTTGGAGAAGAATGGGATGATACTATAGCCGATATTGCTACAGGCTCAAGCAATAAAGGTACAGAATGGTTACACTGCTATATAGACCCAAAAAGTTACTTTAAATTTGCAATAGCCCCAGCTGAAGAAATTATACCAGTATATGAATCGGCTTTGCAAAAAGATTTAGAAGGCGTTTTACGCTACTATAGTGTACGAGTAGAGAATAAAGACCGCTATCGTGTTGAATGGTGGACTAGAGAGACTCTTACAGTTTATATAGAAAGCAATGACGGTGGATTTATTCTTGATAGTAGTGAACTTATTAACCCTACATATCACTTTAATAAAGCAAAAACACCTAAGGGTTGGGGCAAAGTTCCATTTATAGAATTTCCAAACAATAGTTTTAGAGCAAATGACCTTGAGATTACAAAAACTCTGATTGACGAATATGATGGGGCTTTTTCAGATTTTGCTAATGTTAATGCTGAGACACAAGAAATCATCACCTTATTAAAAGGGTATGAAAGTACGGATTTAGCAACCTTTAGGGCGAATCTGCGGTACTATAAAGCAATAAAATTAAGAGGAGATGCTCATAGCGGTGTTGATAAGTTAGAGCTTAATATCCCTGTAGAAGCAAAAAATGAGTTACTAGACCGCCTAGAAGAAAATATTTTTATGTTTGGGCAAGGCGTAAATATTAAGACTGACCGTTTTGGCAACTCCCCATCGGGAGCGAGCTTGTCATTTTTATATAATTCCCTAGATTTAAAAGCCTCAATGATGGAACGAAAGTTTAGACGTAGTGTTAAAAGGCTTTTGTGGTTTACTACCCAATATATAAATATGAAGTTTGATAAAAGCTTTGACAGCAACGATATTAAGGCAAGTTTTCGCAAAAATATGGTTCAAAATACTAAAGAGCTTGTGGATACATTAAAATCTTCTAAGGATATGATAAGTGATGAAACCATTGTTAGCCTATATCCTCTTGTGGAAAATACCAGCTACGAATATCAAAAGCTACAAGTGCAGAGGGTAGAGCGTGATAAAGGTTTTGTAGACTTAACTCAAATAACAAAGGCTGGAGCTTATGAGTGATATTCGTAGTGACCAACTTAGAACATTTGATACCTTTGAAGCTTCTGTACAAACAGCAGAAACTAAGATAACAATAAATTATGCTAAAACTCTTGTTACCTTAAAAAGCTATATATCAAGTCTATACGAGAGATACGAAGTTGATGGTAAGCTACACTATGAAGATATGGCACTATACAACAGGCTTTTGCGGTTACGTGAAGAGGTGCAAGGCTTAACTGTAAGTCTCTACAAAACAAACAATGTTGTAATAGCAGATACTCTAAGCAACTCTTATAATACTACTTTTTCAGAGACAAATCAGGCAGTTCAAAGGGCTTGGGGAAACAATTCATTAATAGGTATTATCCGTGATGAAGAAATACAAAGGGCTATTAACAACGATATTTCTGGGCTAAAGTGGGCTGAGCGGATGGGTTTACACCATGACCGAGTAGTTGCACATATCCGAGAAACTATTGTACAAGGTTTACATAATGGCGATAGTTATAGACAAATGGCTCAACGTCTTAATGAAGCCGTAGGTAAAGATGTCCCTAATGCTATACGCATTGTACGGGTAGAATCCTACAGAGTTTTTGCCGAAGCCAAAAAAGATCGCCTTGACCGTGTGCAAGGCGTAGATATGACAAAAGAATGGATAACATCCAAAGATGAAGTTGTTAGAGGTAATCACAAGCCTATGCACGGTGTAAGAGTGCCTTATAAAAACGACTTTATATTGCCTAACAGCAACCAAGGCTTTGGTCCAGGCATGATTGGAGACCCTAAAGATGATATAAACTGACGGTGCTTTTATGTGGTTGGTCTAACCACTGATAGTAGCTCTGAAATTTACTTAATTTCCTCTGGTAATAGTGGTTCCGATAGCGGAAACTTTG